ATGGCATCAATAACACCAACAATTCTACAAAACAATCAGCGCCAGGATGGATCTTGGGTGGTTGTTTTTCGACTAACACATAAGCGTAAATCGGTTTATATAAAAACCTCCCACGTTATCACTGAAGCCCAGCTAAACAAAGATAGGACTATTAAGCAGAAATTCGTCATAACCTACCTTTCAGAGGATATAAATGACCTTCAAAGGAAAATCAGCCTATTGGGCCTTAAGGCGGAGACGTACACGGCATCTCAGCTAAAAGATATATTGACAGCCGACAGTAAAGAGATCGATTTTATGTTATTCCTGGACGAATGCTTTGCTGAGATACAAAAGACGAAAAAGCCGAATACCGTAAGTACATACAGAAGTACAATAAATCATCTTAAGGACTACCAAGGCGGCCGGCCGTTGATGTCGAATGATATCACATCGAAGTATATAAAAGCTTTCATCGAATACGTCAAGACTCCCCGTAAGATTATAAGGTACACCGGCCCCGAAAAAACGAACAGAACAGAGAAGACTTCAAATGTTGTATCTGGTAATTCCCTCTATACTGTTTACTTCAGATTCAAGAAGATATTTGACATGTTCAAGGAAAAATATAATGATGATGACCTAGGCATTATCCGGGTCCCTCATAATCCATTTGCCAAGGTGCCTGTGCCTAAAATGGAAGCCACGGCAAAGCGATCGTTGAAAATAGAGGATATCCGTAAGATACGGGATTATCAGCCGGTAAACAGATCTGAGATGATAGGTAAGAACATGTTTATGATAATATTCATGATGTGCGGCATAAATGCGGTTGATCTGAAGAATAATTTATACCAGTCAGAGGGAAGACTTAACTATAATAGGTCCAAGGTTGAGGGCCGGAGGAAAGATAAGGGATTTATCAGTGTGGCAATCCCCAAAGAAGCGAAGCCTTATGTTGATTGGTACCTTTCAATTAAAGACAATTGGTCCAACTCCAAGAACCTAATTTTGGCAATAAATAAAGGCTTAAAGAGTATCGCTAAAAACATCGGTATCGACGAAGGTATAAGCACCTATTACGCACGCCATAGTTTCGCTACCATAGCCAGGAACGATTGCAAGAAGCATAAAGAGGACGTGTCTATTGCGTTAAATCATACCGATAGAGATACAAGTACTACGGATATCTATATTGCACCTGACTGGTCGATTATTGATGAAGTGCAAAATGCGGTCATATCCAAGTTAAATGAAGATTTAAAAATAAGCTAAAATAAATAGCTAAAAACTTTTTAAATACTAATTATATTGGTAAATTTGATTCATTAAAAAAACCAAATACACTTTCGTGCTACCTTTATAGGTAGTTTTTCAATAGTCAGAAGGTCGAAGATCTGACTATTGCCCAACTTACAGTTGTGAAACTGAATCGTTGGAAAATTGGGGCGATGGCACTGGGTGTGCGGAAACAGCGACGTGTAGAGTATTCGAAGTCGAGACACCGCTATAAAGGTTCGAATCCTTTACGCTCCACAACCCTTACAGAAAGCAGCGATGGTGCTAACCGTGTTGGGTGACATAGAACTGGAGACGGTTGACTTCATGGACAGTAATAGAGATACGGACATGACCGGACGGGTATAAACTCGGCAGCTATTAGTTAGCCTGAGAGTGACAAATCGGAAAAACAATGGTTGGACTGTAAATCCATACCGAACGTTAGCACCTGACAGCCTGGAAAGACAGGCTTTGTTTAGCACTTTTCATAATTTAGGTTTATAATTGGTTAGTTTAAGGCCCGACACCTCCCAAGTGATCGGGCTTTTCTTTTGCAAATAAATTTAGCGGTAAGAATTTTGATTGCTAAAAATTTATAATTATTTTAGCATGAAAATTGCTAAACTTTTAGCTTCACGTAATCAAAATTAAAATGAAAACAATTAGATTAAACAATCAGGGTAACCAAGTAAATAAAGTTTACCTATCAACAGCTATTGAAAAAATAGAAGATGTGCGAAATGATCCCCATGGAAATGTTTATACAAGTCTATTATTGATATCAGGAGATGATATTAAAGTACAGGAGACTTTGGAACAGGTAGTATCATTATTGAATAATGAGGAGTCTGAAATAGTGCTTACATTGTTTGATTATAAGATTGAGCATTTTATAGGTTAGATATTTTTAGTGGTTGTACATTTAGAGAGGTGAGATAGTTGAGGTATGGCAGGTCGACCACAAGTATGGGTAAGTGAAAAGAAAGAATTGGCTTTTGAACAGATCATCAATAGGATATGCGAAGGTGAAAGTTTAAGAGCCATTCTTCAATACGCTAATAGAGATTTATTGCCGTCTGTGGCCGTTTTTCTTAAATGGATTAGTGAAGATAAGGAATTAGAAAAGCAGTACGCGCGCGCAATGGAAATACGTGCTGAAATAATGTTTGATGAAATTATTGAGATATCAGACGAATCAAATCCTGACTTTGATATAACTGATGATGGTAAGATCAGAGTGGTCGGCGAAGCTATACAGCGTAGTAGGTTGAAGATTGATGCGCGGAAGTGGGCATTAAGTAAAATGAACCCCAAGAAGTACGGTGAGAAAACTGAAATTGATCATAAGTCATCAGATGGTTCAATGGCTACACAACCAACTAAAATAGTGTTTACGAGTGGTAGTAGGGGAGATGGAAGAGGAAGTACAGGATCTTCGGATAAGTGATCGTTATGAGCCGGTATTTGAATGGTTTGATGCTTCTGATGACGATCCGCTTTATAAAGTAGATACAGTTGTTGTTACTGGTGGCCGTAACAGTCAAAAGTCTTTTGCTATTGGTACCGCAATGTGTATTGCTGCTAAGGATTACTTTAGGTCAGTACTATACACTAGGTACACAATGGCCACTACAGAAGATTCTATTATACCTGAGTTTAAAGAGAAGATAGATTTGCTTAACTGTGAATCATCTTTTGAAGTTTTAAAGGATAGAGTTAATACAGTCGATGGCAAAGCAAAGATAGTTTTCAAAGGTATAAAGACATCATCAGGAAATCAGACAGCATCTCTTAAATCTCTTAAGGGTTTTTCTGTTTTTGTACTGGAAGAGGCCGAAGAAATGCCCGACTTTAAACAATGGGATAAGATTAAGAAATCTATACGGGCAGAGAAACGAAATCTAAATATACTTATCTTAAATCCAGCCACTAAGGAGCATTGGATATATAAAGAGTTCTTTGAGGAAAGAGGTGTAGAGGAAGGATTTAACGGTATCGTAGGAAATATCCTTTATATACACTCTACCTACCTGGATATGGAGCGTGAGCATATTGCTGATAACCTTTGGGAAGAGTTTGAGGAAGCAAGGTGCGCATACGAAGAAACAAAGGCATTCACTGAAGACGAGTTGATCAAACTGGAGGTAACAAAACCACGTCTTGTTAAACTTGCCAGGTACTACAAGCACTCGGTCTTAGGCGGATGGCTCAATAATGCAGAAGGCGTTGTATTTACCAACTGGCGGTATGGTGAATTCGAGGAAGTGGCGCCAAGTGTATGGGGTCAAGACTTTGGATTTAGTACCGATCCAACAACACTTGTAAGAACCTCTATCGATAAGAAGCGGAAACGACTTTATGTAAAGTTGTATGTATACAAGCCAAAGCTTAAGACAAGCGAAATATATGAACTAAATAGCGAATATGCTAGGAGTGGACTTATTTATGGAGACAGCGCAGAGCCAAGGCTTATTTCAGAGCTTAAAGGGCTAGGTAATAATATTAAGGCAACTATTAAGGGTCAAGGGAGTGTAACGGCAGGTATTGCAATAATGCAAGACTTTAACGAAATAATTGTTGATCGAGAAAGCGTTGAGCTAGGTAGGGAATTTAATAATTACGTGTGGCACGATAAAAAAAGCAAAATTCCAATAGATGCTTATAATCATGCTATTGATGCTATACGGTACGCTGTGTATCCTCAATATTTCAAGAAGAAAAGAGAAATAATAAATAACTAAAAAAAAGTGTTGTATGGGATTGTGGGATAGATTATTTAAGAAGAAGGGTTACACTCCTAATGGGTTTGGGGTATTTACTCCAGTAATGAGCATTGGCCGTGATATATTGGATCTTTTAAAAGGCGGTAAATCAGGACTCCTGGAAGAGGCTATGTTTAATTCGGCCAACATATTCAGTGTTGTCAGGATTATTGTTGATAAAGCAAAGCCTTGCCCATGGTTACTGTATGAGGTAACTGATGAACAAAAACAGGGATATTATCTAAATTATAGGCAAAAATCTGATTTCCTTCACAAGGCAAATGAATATAAAAGCAAAGCATTAAAGGAAGTTCAATCAAGTCCTATACTGGACTTGTTAAAAGAACCAAATGCTTATCAAACGGCAATGCAATTCAGAGAGGACCTGTTCGGGTTTTATAATACTTTAGGAGAATGTATTATATATGCAGATATCCCATTGATGGGAAGGAATGCAGGCAAACCACAAGGTTTATATTCGCTGCCCCCCCATTTAGTTGAGCCTATTTACTCAGGAGATTTTAGGAATCCGATTAAGCATTATGTTTTTTACTTTGATGGCTCGCCTATTGAAATCCCTCCACATCGAATTTGCCATATCAAAAAATGGAACCCTCTATATAATTATGCAGGTGATGGTTTACATGCGATAGCACCTGTTGAGGTAGCTCGCAATCTAATAAATAGAGAGAAAGCAAACCAAAAGGCGCAAACTAGAGCATACATTAATGGAGGGAGAGCCTTTCTGATCAGTGCTGAGCAGCCTTCAGGTGATGAAGAGACAATGACTCAGGATCAGCTTGATATATTGAACGATCGGATAAAAGAAAAGCTAAAAGGACCAGAAAATTATATGAACATTCAAGCTACTTCCGCATCTGTAAAAGTTCATAATATAGGCGATAGTGTGGCTGATATGAAGCTTATCGAGGCTGACAAGGAAGATTTGCGTAAGATTTGCATGATATTTAATGTGGATACTCTATTAGTTGGGATAAAGGACGGAGCTAAGTATGATAGTTCGGAGGTCGCTCACAAAGCTTTAGTTACCCAAAATGTTATGCCTCAACATAATGATATCACCGAGGCGTTGAATTATTGGCTGGTTCCAATGATGACAAAAGGTGATGAAAGAAAGTACTTCCTGGAACCTGACAGTGAATTTTATCCTGAGCTGCAACCTGACGCTAAACTAATGAGGGAAATTTATGGCAGCGGACACTTTACGACAAATGAGTTTAGGAGTGTAATAGGTTGGGATGCACATCCGGATAGAGTCGCAGATATAATGCTACAGCCAAGTAATCTTAAAATGGTAAGCACAGATTTGCTGCAGCAACAGCAGAATAATCAGCAACAGGGGGCTCAAAACAACAATCTGAATAACAATAATATGTCTAGCTAAAATATTAAGCAAATTTTGCTAAAAAATATTTTGAATTTTAGCAAAAGCTATTTATCTTAGCAGAAGAATGGTTCGGTACTGTTGGTTATTTAGTGAGTTTGAATTGTGGTCAGGGTTTTGACAAAAGGATTTAGGGTAAGATAGATAAGTGCAGTTGATTACGTGTTGGTGATTCTATCTTACCCTTTTTCTGTTTAAGTGATAGTGATTATGCTGGGTATGTTAACAAAGGGTATTTCCCAAGGATTTAAGGATGTAGATGTAAAGCAGGGTATTGTAACAGGTTACTTTGCTCATTTTGGATCGAAAGACAGTGACGGTGATATCATTGTCGAAGGCGCATTTGCTAAATCAATACGAGAAAATGGCCCTAAATCCAACAACCCACGAATCAAACACTTACTTGATCATAATAAGAAGAATGCTGTTGCTACAATCCTGGATCTTAAAGAGGATTCATTTGGATTGTACTACGAATCTAAAGCAGGAAGGCACACCGCTGGCCGTGATTTCTTACTTATGGTTGAAGATGGTATTATAACCGAGCATTCCCATGGTTATATCACTTTAAAAGAGCAACAAAAGTCAGACGCTAATTACATCTATGAAAATATGTTATTAGAAGGTTCAAGCCTTCAGTTCTGGGGAGCTAACTCAAATACTCCAGTTACTGGTATTAAATCAGCAGATGACCTATTTCAAACCATTTCAATGCTTGAAAAAGCTGTTCGAAATGGTAAATATACAGATGAAACATTTATTCAATTAACTGAACGTATCAAGTCACTTTATGACCTTGTGCAGCCGGGTAAAACCACTGAGGAAAAGGGATTCAAGCCGACGGTCTACAATGCAGTTTTAGCAGGATTATAAAGCAATTTTTCACAGAAAAGATAAGTGAGATGGACGAGAAAGAAAAAGAAGCATTAGAAAAAGTAAAAGCAGCACAAAAGGAAGCTGTAGAAGAAGCTACAAAGGGCTTCAAAACACAGCTAGAAGAAGCTGAAAAGAAGGCAAAGTCGGCAGATGAACGAGCTGAGAAAGCAGAAGGAAAGGTAAAGGAGTTAGAAGGTAGCCAAACTGAAATGCAGAAGCATTTGGATCAGTTGGACCTTAAATTGCAAAATGGTGGTGGATCTGCAAAAGGTGAATCGCTTGAAAAAATGTTAGAGAAATCGTCTAATTCTATTAAGGATATTAGAGAAGGTGTTAAGGGTGGTTTCCACAATGTAGTTTCATTCGAAAAAGCCGCTACAGATATCACGGTGACAGGTTTCCAAGGTGATGCATCTGCATATGTTCCGGCGCCAGTTATTGAATCAGGGTTAAATCAAGCGCCCCGTATTGATTACAATATCATGAACTATGCGGATACACAGAGTACATCAAGCCCTGTCATCGTATGGATTAACAAGGTGAATGAGCAAGGGCATGCGCTATTTATCGGCGAGGGTGATTTGAAGCCTTTACGCTCATTTGAAATCGCTAAAGAAACATCAAATGCTAAAAAGATTGCGGTTCGTTTCCGTGTATCAACTGAGGCTTTAGATGATATTCCTTTCTTAGCTTCTGAAATCCGTAAGGATGGTATTATGGAAGTTGACGAACAAACAGCAGCTAAGTTATTAACTGGTACAGGTACAGGTGATGAACCAAAAGGTTTGACTTTGTATGCGGTTCCATATTCTTTAACAACAGTTAAAGGAGAAGATCCGGACAGATATGGTGCTATCCGTGCAGCTATTGCTCAGGTTAGATCGATGAAGTTCAGAGCAAATGCAGCATTTATTAACCCAATTGATGCGGCTAATATGGACCTTAAAAAAGCTGGTACAGGTAACGGTCAATATGTATTGCCTCCGTTCACCACAGCGGATGGTCAACGTATCGGGGCAACCGCTATTGTGGAATCTGATGAAATTCCGGTTGGAAAAGTATTGGTAGGTGATATGACGCGTTTCCATATCCGTATGTATAAAGGAAAACAAGTACAAATCGGTTTGGATGGTGATGACTTCTCCCACAACATGCGCACGGTCCTTGTTGAGCAGCGCTTACACGCTTATGTAAAATCAGTTGATCAAGGTGCCTTCGTATATGATGACTTCGCAAATATCATCGCAGCATTAACACCAGCTCCTTAATTGGAGTTGGTTTCCTTTAAAATTAAAAGTAATTCAAATTGATCATGGCAGATAAGAAAGAAGAAAAAGTAGTTGACCTCACAAAAAAGGTAACAGTGGAAGCGACAAAAGATTTCCCTGGTAGAGAAGAGGGTGAAAAGTTCGAGGTGTCAGCATTATTGGTTGATGACTTTAAGAAAAAGAAGTTTATTAAATAGACTTAGCAATATGGTACAAGTTAGGGGTTCGATTCCCCTAATTGCTACAAACAAATATTTATATCATGGCACAGGAAACATTTTTGGATAGATTAAAACAAGAACATTCTGAATTGAATGATAGATCAAAAAAACTTTATCAATTCGTTAATTCAGATGCTATAGCGAATTTATCAAGAGCAAACCAAATTCTACTTAGAGAGCAGCTACAACACATGGAAGGATATCTAGGTGTTTTGGTTGTTAGGCTGGAGCTTTTAGAAAAATAAACATGTACAAGTTTAAAGCAAAAGTATTGATCAGTATGAAGCCTACATGTAATTGTGGGGGCTTTTATCATCCTGGGGATGTGTTTACAGAAACAAACGAACAAAAGGCAAAGCGATACATAGCTAAAGATTGGGTTGAGGTATTAGAATCGCCTGTTGTTGTAAAAGAAGAAAAGCAAATACGAAAAACCAAAGAGCATAAAGGGTAATGTTAAACATTGAGGTATTAGAGGTTATTGGTTCCGAGCCTGTAACATTACAGGAGGCGAAGAAATATTGTAAGGTAGATGAAGACTACACAGAAGAAGATAGCTTAATAACAGAGCTTATATCATCGGCTAGATCATCTATTGAACAATGGGCTAATATCTCTTTGATTGAAAAACGTATCAAGGTTTATTCAGACACCACAAAAACACTTTGGCTTCCTTGTTCACCGGTAATTGAAATTGAAGAGGTAGAAGATAACGAAGGTAATGCTATTCAATTTGATCAGGCAATTAAATTCAAAGTTCGTATTGAACAGGCAGGCGGTTATTTTGTAACATATAAAGCCGGATTCAAACCTTTGCCTAAAGACCTTAAGATTGCTGTTTTAAAACAGGTTGCAACTGATTTCGATAACAGAGAAAACTTTATAGTAAACGGGAACAATCAACAGCAAAGTGGGACGAATCTAGCCAACTCTACAAAGAATTTTGTTAGACCTTATTCGCGTAACCTATGGCTTTAAATACACAGATAGGACGCAGAAGGCAGATGATCCTTATCAAGAGGTTAGAGATAATCAAAGATGAGGGTGGCGGGTCGGACAGCGAATTTGTAGACTATTGGAAGACTTGGGCAGAGGTCAAAGAAGTAAGAGCTACACGTGTTGCTGAAAGTTATCAGGATAGGCTAAAAAAGGTTTATTCTGTTAAGATAAGATATCGGAAGGATAAAGTAGTGTCTAGCGATATGAGGATCATAATAAAGGGCAAAGATTACGCCATTGATGGTGATGAAAATATAGATGAAAGAGACGGGTTCATTGAAATAATAGCTGTAGCAAGTAAGGTATGATCGAGAATGGGAGCGAGTATTTTGTATTTATCAAAAGGGCAACAGATACTAACTGGATGACGGTTGCGTGCTTGGTGTCAAATGAGCTTTCGATCGAAGCAGAGCCAATTGAGACATCAAGTGGTTGCGATGGTCCTCATTCAAATCACAGAAGTGGAATAAGGTCATTTACCATATCAGCTAATGGATATGCTATTGATAACGGATTACAGGAATCACAGGTTAGCCATAATGCTTTGTTTGACTTGGCTGTAAACGGTAATCCGTTTGACATCAAAATAGCTAAAATCGGTAGTTTGTATGTAAGGCAAGGAAGAGTAACAATAGTTAGTTATACTGAGAATCAGACCATGAATCAAGCTTTTTCCTTTAGTGTCACATTCAAAGGTAAAGGCAAGATAAACGGTAATTTCCTTAAATACCTGGCTGATAATTTTGGTAAATACATAGTTCCAAGCACTGGAGAAAAGATAGTTGTAGAAGTTCATGGCAATTAAAGGACTAAAAGGAGCACAGAATATGATTAACGGTAAGGTCAAAAAATACCGTAAAGGAATTCGTGACCTTGTGCGCACTACAGGTGAACATATACAGTCTGCATCAAAACTTGGAGCTCCACCTATGATTGACAATTTGATTCATGGACAAATAGTATCGAATCAAAATGGATATGGGTATGTGGTTCAAGTTAACGAAATGCCTGGAGCAGGTTTGATGCGTAATATGCCAGTGTACCTGGAATTTGGCACAGGACTTTATGCCGCAAACTATGTTAAAACTCTACCATTAGAGTGGCAAAAAGCAGCTCTAAAGTATTATATAAATGGTAAAGGTAACACAAAAACACACGCATATTTACAGCCAGCATGGGTGACTGCTACAAGTGGATTTGTTGAAAAAGTGAAAGGAGTATTAAGATCATGAGGTTAGACCCTTCATTTGAATTAAGAGCGGGATATATCGGATCTTTGGCTAATCTTATGTACAAAGGCGTCAATGTACCTGCATTCGATGAGATAAGAGATTCTGGTGATGTATCAAAAAACTATATTATAATTTCGGGTCAAACATTCACTGAAGATAGTTTAAAATGTGGTTTTGCCACAGATAATGCTATATCACTGAACATTATAACAACCTTTGCTAAAGGCACGGGGACCAAAAAGACAAGCGAAGAAATAGCAAATATGATTTTGGATCGGGTGTACCCTGAGAATGGTGAAACTGGTATCGCTATTAATAACTTCCATATTTGGAAAACCAGGTTATTAATGAATAAAACATTGATTGATGAAACAGCTGATCAAAGGATTATAACCAAAATTTTAACATTTCAGCATAATATAAACAGTATTGTATAACAATTTAAAGAGGTAAGAAGATGGCAGACAGATTTGAGAATGGGAAAGATTACCTATTATTTATTAAACCGGAAGCAACTTGGTTAACTGTTGCATGTATCACAACAAACGGATTTGAGGGAACAACTGACACCATAGACGGAAGTTCAAAGTGTTCAGGTGGATGGGCCGGTGGGGCTGCCGGCAATAAGAGTTGGACCATGAACGCTGATGGAAATGCTATTGATGCAGGTTTACTTCCAAGCGAGGCAAGCTATAAAGCGCTATTCGATCTATGGAAATCAGGTGAAACAGTTCCAATTAAAATTGCTAAAGTTGGCAGTACGTATGTGCGTTATGGAGAGGCTTACATTTCCAGTTATTCTGAGACACAAGGTAATAATGAACCTTTTACTTTTAGCGCTACATTCCAAGGAGTAGGAGAGCCTGGAGACGCTGAGCCGGTAACACCATAAGGAGGTAGTCAATGAAGATCGATCTAAGACTTGGGGGTGAAATAATCCCCCTTTACTTCGGTATGGTAGCATTTGAAGAAATGCAAAAATTACTCGGTGTTGGTTATGCTGGAGCAAATAAATATGCTGTAGATGTTGTATGGTCCGGATATATAAATAACTGTGCTGTTGAATCAATTTATCCAATATTCACACATCAAATGTTATACATGAAGTTTGAGGAATTGTTTTTCAACAATGAGTCAGATAATAATGTTGATGAAATCATGGATGCGTTCGAAAAATCAAAAGCAGGAACCAAGCTTTTTGAAGAAGTAGACAAGCAGATTGAGGTATTGGATAAGTTAGATGAGGAGCTAAAAAAAAAGATGACAGCAAAGAACTCACCTACGAAGAAATTAAAGAAATAGCTTTCGGGCAAATGGGTATGAGCCCAGTAGAGTATGCTAGACTTTCGCCTAAAGACTTTTCATTAAAATACTCAGGGTTTATAAAAGGCGAGGTCAATCGAAAAAAAGACTTACGCCTTTTATTATGGACGGTTGTAAAAGGATATGCTGATAAAAAAGATTTACCTGATACCGTAGAACAATGGTGGCCGATCGATAAAGCCGAAGAAGAATTAGCAAAAAAAGGTAAAGTTAATATATCTGAATGGAGTGACGACAAGCGTAATGCGGCTCTTGAATTGATAAATAAAATGACTGGAGGGGATTAATATGGCAGATGCAGTATTAAGTGTAGAGGTGCGAGCTAAACTTGATTCTCTAGCAAGAGGATTAAATAATGGTGGGAAATCCATAGAGACTTTTGTCAACCGTGGAGATAGGAACTTAAGTAAAATAGAACAACGTCTTTTAACTTTTGGGAATAGTTCAAAAAATATAGCCAATAGTATTAAAAATTCATTTGGTGGAATAACATTAAATAGATTTTTCCAGGATTTAGGCACAAATAAGTCAGCCCTATCAGATGTAAAACGGGAGGCTGTGGCTTTTGCGACTGAACTATCAAAAATAGATAGACAAGCGTTTAGTGGAATGAATGCTGGTGTTAAGGATTTAGCAAAATCATTCAGGACGTTAAATGCATTAGCATCACAATTCAGGACAAACTCGACATCGGCAAACGGTGGCGCAAGTAGCTTGCAACAAGCAAGATTAGACGCAGCAAACTATAGGACTGAAATAGCAAAGCTAAATAGGGATTTGGCTGCGTTAAGATTACAGCAAGCACAAAACAGGCAAAGTGGTCAGGCTGCTGCAGGATCATATCGAGAGGCGCAACAGAGATTAACCGCATTAGGCCAGGCAATACGTAATGCCGCAGGCGGATTTGATTCGTCTAATCCGGCCGTTAAAAGACAGATAGAGCAGTATAAAAAATTAAATGACCAATTAAAGAAATTTGATGCCCAAATGGGGAATCACCAAAGAAATGTTGGTAATTATGGGAGTGCTTTGTCTGGTGTTATACCTTATTTAAGTGAATTTACTTCAATTGCTGGATTGGCGACTTTGGCTGTAGAAGGTATAAAGAAATCTTTTAGTACTAACTTGAAATTTGAATCCATAAACCAGGCGTTAAAGTTTACAAGTGGTAGCACATTGGAGTTCTCTAAAAACATGCAGTTTTTATCAGGTCTTTCTTATAGATTGGGTTTGAACCTGCTAGACACTGCTAATGCTTTCAAGCAATGGCAGGGAGCAGCTAAGTTCTCTAATTTAACAGCTGATCAAACCAGAAGTATTTTTGAGTCAGTTGCAAATGCTGGGGCTAAAATGAAGTTGTCTAATGAGCAAATTTCAGGAACATTTTTAGCATTATCTCAAATGCTTTCTAAAGGTAAGGTTCAAGCTGAAGAGCTCAGAGGACAGCTAGGGGAGCGTTTGCCTGGAGCTTTTTCTTTGGCAGCTAAAGCCATGGGGGTATCTGAGAAAGAACTTAATAAACTCCTAGAAACAGGTCAGGTAGTAGCAGGTGATTTTCTGCCAAAATTTGCAAACGAACTAGATAGAAGCTTTGGCAATGATAAGACTGAAAAGATAACGTCAATGCAGTCAGCAGTAAATAGATTGTCAAATGAATTTGATGACTTATTTAAATCAGAAGGTGCGAGTAAATTTTTCACTACAATAATAGATGGCGCAACAGGTGTAATAAATAGTTTTAAAAAGGTTGCAGAATCAAAAAATATTTTTGAAGGGTTATTTAGGTATATCGCACAAGGATTTAAAATGACAATACCTGGGGCTATTGGTAATTTAGCAACAGGTGGTGGTTTCGACTCATTAAATGATGCTTTATGGGGCACCGCTAAAGGTAAAGGTAATGCTCTGCCATCATTTTCATTTATTGGTACGGATAATAAATTCAATAAAACCATAGAGGATTATTCGTTTTTTACAAACATTTTAAAGATAAATTCAGAGCAAGTCGTCAAGAATAAACAATATTGGGAAGATCAAGTTAAGGCTATATCAGCATCAAGAGACGCTTTAGATTCAAATCAAAAAGGTACAAAAAGATGGATGGAGCTTACTGCGCAGTTGGAGAAAGCTCAATTTAATGTTGACACATATAGTGATAAGAAAATGGCTGCAGCATCCAAAAAGGCAGCTAATGAAGCATCCAAGATAGTTAAAGAACGGGAGCAGGAACAATTAAAGCTAACAAAGCTGGTAATTGACTCTAACGATTCTGTCCAAAAGAAAGAAAGCACAGGGCTAGCAAAAACTAGGGTTGAAATAGATCAAAAGTACGAAGCATGGAAACGGCAAGCATTAGAATCTGTCAAGTTCGCTGGTGATGCCGCAGAGACTATAAAACAGCTAGAGATAAATAGGGCTAAAGAATCGGTATTGGCGGTTAATGATGTTGTTATTGGTGGTTTAAGGAAAAGGATTAAGGACCAGCAAGACACCGCGAGAGCCTTGGTTGAAAATCAACGTAAATCGGATGCCAACAATATCAGTATTGATTTGGTTTTCTCTCGGAAGCTAGATGAAACTGCAAGCCAAAGAGCTGTAAGAGAATTGAATTTAAAGTACAAGAAGATTGCGGAAGATTTAGAGAAAAGCTTACAGGCTCAAAAAATTGGATTAGGGGCCGATGACGGTGGTAATACTAGGCAATTAGCACTTCAAGATGAGTTATATGCTGAAATGGAGAAAATCCATGCTTTGGATAATAAAATGCGTGTGGATATGGTAGATAATAGAAACCTATTTAATACTGGCTTAGAAAAAACTAATGTCCTGTTGGAAGAGAACGCGCGGAAGTATCAGGCTGGATCAATTTCTTTAGAACAATATAAAAACGTTCAAACAGCACTTTTAAATCAGCAAGACACATTAAGCGCACTGAAAGAGGCTTACGATCAGTTGACAACTGGCATCGGGGACGCTTTTGCAAACATGCTTACAGGGGCTGAGAGTTTTGGAAAAAGCATGGAAAATGTCTTTAAACAAATGGTTTCCACAATTATAAGTCAGTTAATTAAGCTAGCGGCAGTTAAATTGATAGGTGCTTTTTTTACAGGAGGATCATCTATGCTTATACCAGGTTTTGCATCTGGTGGATACACTGGTAATTATGGTGTAAATGAAGCTGCAGGCGTAGTGCACGGCAAGGAGTTTGTTGTTAATGCCAATGCTACCAAACAATTTAGGCCCTTATTGGAACAGTTGAATGCTGGTAAAGTACCATCAGTATCAGATTTTACCCCTAAAATATCTAATAATGTTAGTAATTCACCGTCAATTAGTTCGTTAAATGCTAAAAATAATTTATCTTTATCCGTCGACGTTAACGGGAAATTACAGAATAATACAATAAAGTTATCTGGTAACAGGGCGACAAGGAGAGAACGGAAAATAGGTAGAGGGTGATAAGTGATGTACAGAGAAATATATTTCCATTCATATAGCATAGATAACACTGATAAATCTGCTAGGGTTTCAATCAGAAAGAAGGACTACTCAGGGTCGGCAACCTATGTGGATGCTGGCCCTATTCCATTTACACGTCAAATAGTAAATAATGAAGATGATAAATTAGGAGGTATTTATCCTACTTCATGTATCGTACAATTGATAGGAGATGAGACATTTGGAATGGAGGATATTTACACAGCTTCTGATGTGGAATATCAAATAGTTCATCTTATAGATGATGAAATAGACTGGATAGGGTATATGTTGCCCGAAAGCTTTGAAGAAGAAGATACAGACAATGTTAGATATCTCAATATAACTGGCTTCGACGGTTTAACTAAATTGAAAGACCTACCTTTTGTCGATTCTAATGGTCAGAATTATGGTGTGTCTGATGGAAATTTCCTTAAAAGCTTTCTATTTGTCGCAAAAGAATGTCTATTAAAAACAGGTCAACAACTTGATTTATTAACATTAATAGATCGTAAACCAGTTATAGCAACAGGTAAATATTACAACTATTTAACAGCAAAAGGTTTTTCAAACGGAGATGTAGAGTTTTATCCTACCGATACACCATCATCTGAGTACCAAGTTGGAAGGTATATTAATTACTACATATATGATGAAAGTTTAAATAAGTGGACGGCTAAGATACTTGAATCTACAACAACAGGCACAGGTACAGTAAGACTTAAATTAAGCAGTCCATTCCCATTTGATTTTGATATCGTTTTGAATGCGCAATTCTTCTCAGAAGGGGATGCTGTTGAAGGTGATGTATTGGAAATTTCAAAACATGATGTAAGAACATGGGTAAATACTGATCCTGATATTACGGATAAGGAGCGTACAAAAAATTTGCCATACTTTAATTATTCTGGAATAGCATCTTCATCATGGGATGTTTTAAACAATATAGCTATTCAATTTGACTTTAAAGTTTTGCAAGTAAGGGGTGTGTGGGTTTTGGAATCAATTGATAAGCACCGAATATCCACACAGTATTACAAGTATAATAGTAATGGTGCCTATATCAAACGCGAAAATAGAACTATTCCGCACAATATACCATTTGAAGATGATCTAAAATTTAAATTGGCAGGCAACGTTAGGTCAGTTGATAAAAGCCTAAAAAAAGTAAGTGTAAATTATAATTACAGATATAGGATTGAAGGGGATCATCTAACGAATTTAATCAAAAATGGAAATTTTAATGATGATCCTGTGCCTGCGCCTAATCCATCAACATTCACCCCTAATTATTGGGAAAGAGAAGTAAAATCAAAACCGATAACTTTTAATATACAAACAGCTTTTGATGGTACTGTAGGTAAATATGTACAAATAAGTACGCCTAACGAATTCAACTCATTTAACATGGTTAGGCCAATGATGGTCAAATGTACCAAAGGAGATATTTTGTTTTTAGAGTGGAGCCAAAGAATTAACGAGTGGCTTGGAAACGTTACAAGTTATCCATATGTAACCATAGTAATCGAATTAAAAGCGCAAAATGGTGATGTATATTACTTAGTTAATGACGGGGAAGAGGATGGTTGGACAGATAGGAATTACATGTCATCAAAACCTAAGGGAAGATGGTTAAAGAAGGGTAATGATGGAAGGGTATTTCATTTTAATAATAACTATTCTCCAAGCCATAACCCAACTAATGAAGGTAATTTATCGGCATGGGGACACGTAACTTTAAGGTGCGAAGCGACACCATCAGACGGAATTATTGCCATTAATTTTGTTGGGTCTGCCAGGAAATTGTACAAAACAAATAAAGAAGGTCATAATGCCCCGATGGCGTGGTCCTATGTTTTTGATGTAGAAACATTCAATCAGACTGGTGAATACAAATACACGGAAGATAATGTGATTTGGTCTGATAATGTCAAGTTTTGGAAAAGTTCATTCAATCCTTACATACAGCTTGCAAATGTTAGTGTTACTAGGGTTTCTGGCACTCAAAATGGAAAAGGCAGAGTATATAGATACGAACAGGATGGAGAGTATTTCGATACACTAGAAAATATTCAAATTTATACAGGTGACGAGGATAATGTGGATCATTTGTCGCAGATCTTAGTTAATGGCAAGATAACAGATAAATGGATGACATCAGATAATTCGCTTGATGTTGGTCCTATAGGCATGTTGTTGGCTAAATCTATAATGCGAAGATATTACCGCCCTTGTAAGCTTGTTGACGGGGGTATAGGGTTTCCTTTATTGGAGTTGAACGACTCCGTATCATTCGAATCCGATTCACTTACAGTTTATTCTATTAAGCAAGGTGAAGTCACTCTTAAAAACAGCCAATTTAATGGGACGTTGCAACAAATGGGATTTTTTTCACTTCCGTTTGGAGGTAATGATCTAGGTGCAGGGTCATTGACAGGCAGTTCGTCTTCGGGGTCATCGACATCGACAGGCAGTTCGTCTTCGGGGTCAAGTGGTGTAAGTGAAGTATCGCAAAGCTGGGTTATTGCTCAAAACTACCTTACACCAAATGACGCTACTTTGCAAAAAACATTAGAACGCGGTAACACGGCATCCATAATTATGAATGTTAAAGGTACTAGGAATAGCGAATTACTATCTATTCCTACTGTAGCGCCTGATATAGACGACAGAGTGTTAGGTGAAAAGTACCTTAGAATAGAAGACGAATACTTATTTATAAATGACGAGAAAGCAAAAGTAGGGAAATCCGATAGAGCAATCATTGCCAACCGGTCTACTTATTCTGACCAAGCCGACCGTGCGACATTGGCAGACCGTGCTATCAATGCTGATCATGCAGACAAGGCAACGCTAGCAGACCGCGCTACATTGGCAAATTATGCCTTAGATGCCGACCATGCAAAAGAAGCAGATCACGCTAAACTGGCAGATCGTGCGAATATTGCCGACTACGCCTATGATTCTGATAAATGGGATGGCAAGCAGTTTGCGGACTACCTTGACCAACCTGTGCGTATAAATGACGATGTCCGTCACCAATCTATATCAACCCCTGCCTTTGTTTCAGGAGCCACTGGCTCTGGATGGAAGCTTTTTTCAGATGGAAGCGCAGAAGTTGATAGTTTAACAGTACGAAAATCT